ATTTATTTATGGTTTGGTCAATTTCTTTTTGTATCATAGATATTATTTCTAAACTTTTACCTTTTAGTAATTTATCGTTAGGATTACTAATAACATTTTCTAACTCCTCACTTAATTCTTTTAGTTTATCAATACATTCAGTATTTCTTGATTGGAACTTTGTGTCAGATAATATGGAATTAACCGTTTTTAATGTTGTTTCAGCACCAGAAATAGTGGTTTTTAATTCATTGCCACGTCTAGTTTCACTACTAGGTTCTTTATAACCAGGAACATTAACCTTACTAAGACTTTTTCTTAAAAAATTACGTTCTTTTTCAGACCAATTTTCACCCTCATCTGACTCTAATTTTTCAATTTGGTTTATGATTTTTTGGTATTTTATTTTTTCAGGATCATCGTAATCCCTATTCATAATATCATAAAGTACATAATCTTCGTAAGACTCCTTTAATATTTTTTTAATTATATTTTTTATATTACCCATTTTCTAACTTTTAGGTTATATATTTTTAATCTAAATAAGGCCCTGTATGTTTATCAGCATTTTTAGCCATTTTCTGTGCAAATTCAGGCGTATAATTAATAGCCTTTAAATCATAAATATAAGTATTAGCCGCGTTTTCATCTAAAAAACTATTCATTTCATTAACTAATTGTTTTTTAGGATTTTTATTTTCGATAACATCACCCTCACCAGCCTCTTGATATTTTAAATATTCATAATTTTCGTCAGACAATATTTTTTCAAAAGGTATATCTATAAAAAATCCGGATATTTGTTTATTGGGTAACATAAATTGACTGGAAGCCCAACCCGTTTCAGCATTTATCTCATACTCACCAGAAAGTTCTGTTGAATATTTTTTTGTTTTTTCTTTGTAAGGTTGTATCTCTTTACCGTTAAAATCTACAAATTTTATTTTAATGTTATATTCTTTTTGTAGTTTTACAATAGCGTCAATAGTATCTTCCATATTAATCCAACCACGCCAAGTACCAATAGCATATTCAGGTTTTGAACCTTCAGACTCTTTTAAAAACCCTTTAAATTTTAAATAAGATTGTTCAAGCATTAAATTAGCTTGTTCGTAACTCTTTAATTTATCTCTTTTTCTCATGATAATATTGTTTTAAAATAAATATCTGAGTTATAAATAAAATTACTTTAAAGAATCTATTTTTGATTGGTAGGATTGTGCCGGATGTAGTCCAACCATTTTGTCAACAAGATTACCGTTTTTATAGAAAACAACTGTCGGTACACCTCTAATCCCATCTTTAGCTGCCAAATCAGGATGAACATCAATATTTACTTCACCAAAGTTAATATCAGGGTAACTTTTAATTATTTCTTCCATCATTGGTGTTAAGACGCGACACGGGCCACACCAATTTGCGGCAAACTTAACTACCGTTAATTTATCTTCAATAATTTTTTCGTTATAAGTAATAGAGTCTAACTGTTGCATTTTTAAAATTTATAAGTTTTATTTAATATAATACTAGATATACAAGCCTGTCCCACTGAGTATATTTTACCTAGTTCTTTTTGTGTGTATGTTTTATTTTTATACAATTCTCTTATTTCTTTAACCTGTTCGTTTGTTAATTTTGAGTACCCATTATTTTCACCTTTATTTTTAAAGGTTTTTTTTAACCCTATTGAACAATTTTTAACCCTTTTTTCTTTATCCTCTTCAGACAAACTACCCCAATATTTTTTAACCGACTCAGCTCTTTTCTTTTTTTGTTCTTCAACTTTTTCTAGGTCGTAAATTTCTTCATATTTTTTACCCCTATGTGGGTGATTCTCTATTAAAAGATTTGAAATGTGTTTTTTAGTTTCTTCGGTATGTTTATAACCTAAACATCCTTCACCACCAATTGTTAAATTATAACCCGTTTCTTTAGAATTGTAAAACCCTATGTAGTAAATTTCATTTAAGAACATTTCTTCGGGTGTTTCACATTCTTTAATTATTTCAAATTCAAAATTATCAAAACCATGTTTTTTCAGTGAGTCACATAATTTTGATTTTCGACCAACATTAAAACATCTACTATAATGTTCTTTTTTTCTATCTTCTAAACCTTGTGTTGTACAACCAATATAAACTTTGTTGTTTATTTTATTGGTTATTTTGTAAACGATATTCATGCTACATGGTGTTTATAAATAAATATCACCATGTAGCGTAATAATTATTTTTTATTATTTATTTCGTACCAGTAATCTAACACGGCTTTTGCCTCTAAACCTAAATATATTACGGGTATCAATTCAAACTTGTTTGTTTCAGGGTTTAAATAAAATAATCCCAATCGACCAACTTTTTTTTTGGTTTCTAATTGGAGCATGTATGCATAAATTGATAATTGTAAAGAATAAATACTATATTGACAATCGGATAAATGCGAGACTGGTTTTTTTAACCAATGGTTATATTCCGATATAAACCTCAATTTTTTATTGGTTTTATAGTCCCATACATTAAAATAGTCATCACACATTTCGATTATATCCGCGGTTCCAGCTAATTTATGTTTTTCAGAAAATAAAATTGTCTCAGGATAGATTACCCCCGTTGTCATGGGATCTATTTCTTGGAATTTTAATATGGTTTCACGTTCATATTCGTTTTTGGGTATGTAAATTTTATCAGCCAAAAGATAACGTTCCATTATTTCATGAACTTCAGTACCATATTCATTCGCTTCATCATTGATTCGTTTCCATTCCGCAAGAATTTCTTCTTGGGACATGTTTTGATATTGTTCTTTTTTCTTGGAAGGATCTTGCATTGATATTGCAAGAGCGATTTCTTCTTTATTAAATTCAGGTTCCAACATACTTAAAACGGTTGTAACACTTTTAAAGGTTTCACCCGTCACTTTATGGTAATATTTATGTTCGATTGGTTCTAAATAAATTATAGATTTACGTTTTTCTGCCATTTTTTATTATAAAATAATAACATTTTTTATTTAAAAAGTAAATTTTTTCTATTTTAAGATATTTATTAAATATGTTTAACTAGTTATGAAAAATTATAAATATAAAACAACTGAAGAATTTATTAAATCATCCGTCCAAACTCATGGTGATAAATATGATTATACTAAAAGTTTATATATTAATGCAAAAACAAAAGTTAAAATAATTTGTCCAATACATGGTGAATTTGAGCAAACACCTAGATATCATATAAAAGGTTATAATTGTCCAAAATGTTCAGGTACATTTATGGATAAAAAATATTTTATAGAAAAAGCTAATATAATACATAATAATAAGTACAATTATTCACTTGTTAATTATGTAAATAACACAACAGATGTTAAAATAATTTGTCCGATACACGGTGAATTTGAACAAAAGCCGAAATATCATGTAAAAGGTTATAACTGTCAAAAATGTTCCGGTAAATTTATGAATACCGAATATTTTATTCAAAAAGCTAATACAATACATGGGTTTAAATATGACTATAAAAACACAAAATTTTTAAATTCAAGTACTAAAGTTAAAATAATTTGTCCAATCCATGGTGAGTTTGAACAGACGGCTAACTCACATTTAAACGGTAGGGGTTGTAGTGCTTGTAATGAATCCAAAGGTGAAAAGGAAATAATGAAATTTTTGGTTAAAAACAATTTAGTATTTAAAAGACAATATAAATTTGATGATTGTAAAAACATAAATTATTTACCTTTTGATTTTTATTTACCTAAACATAATACCTGTATCGAATATCACGGTATACAACACTATAAGCCTGTTAAAATATTTGGTGGGGTTGATTCTTTTAGAAAAACTTTAATTAGGGATAATATAAAATTTAATTACTGTTTAACAAATAAAATTAATTTAATTATAATTAATGATATAAAAAATATAGAAAAAATTTTACTCGCCATATAAGCCTGTCTCCAATAATTTCATTAAAACTTTTTTTTCATCATTATTTCTGATAAAATCACAAATATTTTCTGAAAATTCATCTTCAATAATTAAAGAATTTGGTTTTTTAATAAATTCGATTAAATATTCTAAACCGTCTTCTTTAACGATTTCTCTTATTTTTGTTTCATTTACATATCTACTATTAAATCCCATATTACACACTACTTTCTTTTAATTTAAAACTTGATTTTAAAACATCTATTACACCATCACGACCGAATTCTTCGTTAACTTGTGAAATATCATAACCATATTTCATTTTGATAATTTTAACTTTATTGTATAATCTACCAACATTTAATTGTGAGTAAATTTGTTTTGCTCTATCCCAAGCATCATCATCTAATAAAACCACAACCCAACTATTAGATTTTTTCATCAAAGAGTCAAATAATTTTGGGTGTAAATCTTTACCTAACATCGGTATTGAATTATAAACAACGATGTGGTCAAAGGGACCTTCAACAATATAAATTGTTGAATCCCAATTAATTAATTTTTCATTAAAAATAACTTCTTCCCTAGGTAAATCAGGGTTTTTATATTTAGGTTTTTTTCTAGAAGACCAAGCACGACCTGTAAAATAATTTAATTTATTGTCTTTATCATAAGATGGGACAATAATTCTAGAAGCATACTCGCCTTCGGTTGTATAACCCATTTTATGTTTAAAAATAATATCTTGGGTTAGATTTCTTTGTTTGGTTAAATAATTCCAAGCTTCTTTATATGGTAACGAATTCGGGTTGGTTCCCTCAAAAGGTATAAATTCTTCAGGTAATTGTATTTCACGTAATTCTTTAACAACTTTAACCGTTGATTTAGTATCACTTAAATTTATACCTAATTTTTTAACTTTATTTTTATGTTCTTTTCGACCAAACTTTGTAATTAATTTACCGATAGAACCGTGGGTATTATGTGTTCCACCACAGGCCCAACAATGATAAGCATTTTTGTTTAAGTTAAGTTCAAAATTACCTTTACCATCACCTTCAGGCATATCTTTTTCGGCAGAACAAACCGGACAATCAAATGAATATTGTCCCTTAGTGGGGTTTTCTTTTCTAGGGTTACCTAGAATTTCAGTTATAATGTCTAATAATAAGGAATTTTCTATTTGTCCCATATGGGAAAATATAATGAAATTGTTTGGTTTTGTAAAATTAAATATACATGTAAATTTAGATGGTCTTATGATTTACTCCCATAATTTATTCTTGCGCATATACCCTAAAGCACAAGTGTAAGCATCTGATTGGTCAAAATTTTCTTTCTTTAATTTCATATTTTTATCATACAACCAAACAATATACGGTTCTCGGTCGGCAACCTTATCCCAAATGATTTGTTTTTTATCAATATCCCATGGATAGGCACCGAATAAAACTGGTTTTTTATTTTTTAAATCTTTTTCTTTATAAGGTTGGCCTGTTTTATCGTGGGTTCTAATAGCCATTAATTCAGGGAATGCATTAGCTCTAGAATCATAAGATGAAATAAATTCCGGTATAATACCTAAAACATCATCCACAACTTTAGAAATCATTCCATTAAATCTTAATAAAGTTCCAACAGTATTAACGTTGTTAGAATTTAAAAGTGGTTCTTCAATGACCACTCTTTCAATGTCAAGATCCATATACCTTGTTAAAAGTTTTTCAAAAGCATCAACTTTTCTAAAAAGTTCTTCTAACTTATTTTCAGGTTGTGGTTTAATTTTTGGTGTAATGTGTGTTAATTCCAATAATTTACCGTCATTTTCAAATAATGCTATACCAATTGTTCGAGTAGAAACATCTAAACCCATTATTCTACTTTTTTTAACCTCTTCTTTTTCCATAAACATTCTTTATATAATACATTATTCTTAATGATTCGATTAAAACTATTTCTACTTATATTATATTTTTCTAAAATATCTTTAATAGAATCCCATTCTGTTATTAAAACACCATTTATATCGTATTGTTCTATTTTTAAAACTATTTATTTTTAATATTATTAAGGAGCAATAAGTCCTCTACTATCAGCTAAACTTTCTTGTATATTACCAGAAATAGGTAACTCTAAATCAAATATTAAATACTTACCATCTTCTTTAACCATACTTTCATCAGGTTTTACTATTGCCAAACATTCCCCTCTTTGGTCATATAAATTTATTGATGTCATCGCGATACCACAATCTTTACCTTGACCAACATAAGTTTGATTAGAGGATGCTTTCCAAGTGTTACCATCAGCTATAATTTTAACATTAATTACGGAAGCGATATCCATATCAACACCGTTAAAAAACGTTTGTCCAGAAGTAAAAGTACCTCCAGTCAAAGATGTTGGATCACCATTAATAGTTGTCCAATCAATAGCTTTTACAATTTCAGGTTCCCATATAAAAACAAAACCAGAATTTAAAAACACAGCTCCAACTATTCTATCATAATAGTTCGGTATTTGAGTTGACCCTAGATTCCAATTAATTGTTCTAGCTCCGTTAGCGTATTTATTGGTTTGATTATATAAATGACTCCAGCTAATACTAGAACCTGTTGAGCCAGTAAATGTGTTATAAACATTATCTGAGACCAAAAACACAATACCACTATCAAAAAACTTATAATCAGATTCTAATCTAGTATCGGGGTTTTTACCAGGTAAATATTTCCATCCCATTGGTACGTACCCTGTAGCATTAAAATCAGGTTCACTTATTAAAGTATCAGCAACAACACCAGAACATAAAGTAAAAGGATTTTTAACTAAGTTATCTGAATTATAAATAAATGAGCTGTATAATGTAACAGCCGTTAAACCAGAAGTCATCCCAGTATATGAAGAATTTAAAGGAATTTGGATTTGAACATTTTGTCCAGATAACTGTGTTCTATAATTAGAATTTTTAACACTAATACCAATTGCCCCGTCAGTGGACCAAGCTTCTAATAATTTTTCAAAAGCCGTGTTTAAAAAACCACCGTCATTATAAGATTGGTTTTTTATATTATACTGTGTTTGGTCAGTAATACCAACATTTGTCCAAAGATGTGATAAAGAACTATTTGTATAGTTGGCATCAGAAGATGGGTATATTTTATAATAACTTAATTCATCACCAATACCTAAAGTATAAGTTGTTGAGGTATTTTTTTTGGTTGTTGTATATACATTTTCTACTTTCTCTAAGCTCATTTTTAAATTGTTGTAAACGATTGATTATTAACATTAAAATAGGAATTGTCCGTATAATTTCCTTTTGCCGGAAAATCTATTGTCATATTTGTAACCTCATCACTTTTAGCCGATTTAAATAAAAAATTTTTTTGACTAGCTGTATAAAAATAATCTTTATTAGATAATTCGGGATTTAAAATATTATCTAAAATTCTATATTGTATAAGGTTACTTGGTATTGTTGGTACTATTTTTGGCATATTTTATGTGGTTATATTAACAACATTACTAGTTGTATCATTAGGGTCGTAAATTAAATTTATACGTAATTTACCACCAAATTTATTTGAAATAAAATTTGTTTCAGGGTTACTTATCACAACGTGCATGTTTATTGGTATTGTAAAAACATTATTGTTTTCAATACCATTAGCTTTCATAAATAAAATAGCCTTATCTATCATACCGTTAATTAAATTTTGGCCGTTAGAATTGACTGCTTGTGTGGCAAAACCAATTAACCCAACACTTGTAGGGTAAGGTGTACTACTATTTAAAGTATAAAGTGTGTTGTTTATTTTAAAAGCTGGTAATATTTCACTATATACTGACGCCGGATTTTCGGTCTCTTCAACCGTAGTACAATTTAAAAATGTATCACCATTAACTCTATAACCAACTTCATCAGGTAATAAACCTATTCTGATACCAGTATTTTGTATTATACTGCCGTAAGGTGAGTAACTAGAGTGAAATATTTGGAATGGTGATGGGAAGGTATAATTATTAGAATTATTAACCATAGTTTTTACGTTATTATTTCTGTTAACGTATTTTGGTGAAACCATCATTAAATTTTTTAAATCAGTCTCACTATCAGTGAACCAAGAAATACCTAAATCGGTAACATATTTACTAACAGCAAAGTTTTTTGTGGTTAAATCTAATTTTTGAATACTGGCTTTCACATAATCACAAATATCAATAATTAAACTTTGCATATTTGTACTATAATTGACTGTTGATAGCCCGTTAGTTCCGTAAAACCAAGGATTTAAATTAACATCCACAGTTACATTAGGTAAATCAAAATTATTACCATTCAAACATTCTTCATTTATGAAATTAATTTGTGACCTACTAATTTCATTATTAATTTCTTGTTGTGTCGGATCTTTAGAAAAAACACCGTTATATCCGGCTATAGCACATTTATAACCCGTTATTTGTACATGACTACCAGTTACATTGGGTAACACAGAAGCTGTAGCTTCAATACCGTAATTATAACTATTATCTTTTATATCGTAATAAACTATATTGTTTACTAAGCCAAAACTATTTAATGTTTTATAACCATGTTCAGTTAATACTGTATCTAATGTAGCCATTATGCTATTAATTTATCTTTAAAAATTATACTATTCGGTACTATAGTTTTTTTACTCCCATTTATATCACGAACTAAATTAGGCTGAGCATCCAATTTATAGTTAACTTCGTCATCGTAAAGGGTATAATAAAAAATTTCTCTTTCTAAACCCTTTGTTGCTAAAACTTTTTCACCAAAAGTTGTTAGACTAAATTTCATATTGTCTGTATTTCCCCCTAAAAAAGCCATTATAAATCAAAAGCTATTTCTACTATTATAGTTGCGTTACTTACCTTTTCAATAGGGTAGTTCATTTTACCAATAGCGACTAAATTTTTATTTACATCATAAATACCAACTTCACTTATATGGGTTTTTTGATTTGAATTTGACCAAGTTGGATTTGTTGTGGTGTTAAATAAATTTGGTGGTACAGTAAAATTAAATTTTGTTCTATATTTTTTTGTAATCCCCACAGCCTCAATGTTACCGAATAAAAATCTTTCATCACCGAATTGTAATTTTTCAGTTTCAGCTAATTGTGGTATTGTGATAAAATTGTTTAAATTATAAAAAGTACCGTTATTATATTTTGTTTGTGTTATATTAAATGTTGTAGCTTCTAAATTTATCGGGTTTATTCTATTACCAACAGTATGTCCATTTATTTCAGAAGTAAAATCTATTAAAACCCATAATGTTGGATCAGGGAAAGAACCTAATTGTACTTTTTGTGCTAAAACATAAAATTTATCTGCGTACCAACCAGTACCACCAGTGACAGTCATAAATGGTAACTCACCAGCCGGTAATTGTAATTCAACACTTTGTTTTAGTGTTGGTGGACAATTTTGGTTTTGACTTGTGGTTGTAATACATTTAAAATTTTGTTGGTGTAATCCTGTTGTATATCCTGAAGTACTGGCTAATAAATAAGTAACGTATAAAATATTAGTACCATCTATTATTCCATCAACATTAGAAGTTGTATTGATTTCCGGTGTAGGTAATGTCCAATTTCTATTTGATTTATAAGATAAAGCTGTAACTAATTCTTGGTCATCTATAGAAAAAATTTGTAGTTCAGGATATGTTCTACCAACTTTATTACCGTACTTATCTATTAGTGGTGTGTAGTAAATATTTTTTTCTGTTGTTGTATTACTAACAGAAACAGTATAAGGTGTTGTACCCGAAATTTTAACATACCCTGTTTCACCAGAAGTTGTAAATACATGTCCAATCGTTGATGCACTAAAATCTTTATGCCACATTAAAGTAGGTATAACCAACTTTGGTGACTCTGGTACTGTTAAATCTATATGAAATTTTTGACCATATTTTAACTCACTTTGATTGTCACAAGTGTCTTTATTACTGTAATGTATAACACTAATTGCCGGTATTAAATTACAAGCAGGTATTGTATTACCTGTATTACTTATAAAAGGTTCTGACGTATAACCCAAATACTCTTTAGTTCCAACGTAACTTTCAGAACCGTAATTATTAAAAGTCTCATACACTCCAGAATCAACACCAATAATAGGGTATGTCCAAACATTATTCATATTCCAAACACAACCACCACTAAAAAAACCATTTTCACTAAATAAATAATTGCTAGTAACACCAGTACCTAACGGATAAAAAGTTGCCCAACAATAATTAGAACCAACATAAGACGGAAAACTAGCGAAGTTTCTATCTAATTCAACCTGTAATGTATTAGCTGATAAACTACCATTAAGTCCTTGGACTTTATACCACAAATAAGGTACCGGTGTATTTAATTCTACAACGCCTTTATTCTGTGTTATCGATAGTTCGTCATTAGACATTTTAACCAATATTAAATCACCTACTTTAGGTTCGTAAGTATTTAGGCCGTATGTTGGTGCCTGTAAAACCGAAATTAAAGTACCACCTGTAATACCAGAAATCGGTATTATTGTGTCCGATTGTAAGGTGTGACAAATAGTGTCAGTGTAAGCCGTATACTCAATTGTTGTACCAGTACCATACTCAAAAAAACCTGTTTTTGGTGCCGTAATTAAAGTGTTTAAAATAACAGGTGTTAGTTCTGGTATATTTTGGTAGTTATTTGTGGATGTGGGTGTTGGTTTTAAAGCCGTTTTAATATCTGGGTTTTCAGCCTTAGCCCTTAAAATATTTTCCAAAGATACATCATATGAACTACCTAAAGTTAAATAATCGATTTCTGAATCACCTAACCTAAAAGTGTCAAAATTTAAAAGACCTAATGAAAGTAATTTTCTACCTTCGTTTGTCATCCTTGCTGAGATGACAATATTTGAATTTTTATCTATATAACTCACTTTCTAATTTTTTTTATAAATATCTTATATTGTCTTATTTTGTAAAATATAATTTTCTTAATTTATTTATCGCTGTTTTACCAGGATTTATACCAAAATAATAATAAGGTATATTATTTCTAGTGTTTTTATTATTCCTTTCTTCAAATCTGGTTATTCTATCAAAAGAATCGGTAGATGTTGCTAATGTGTCATCTAATGGTGTTAATGATAAATCTGTTTGCCACCTATTTGACGGTAAACCAAAACAATTACCAGGTGATTCACCACCACAAGGACTAAATCTATTTGCTAATGTACGATCTACCAAAAACCCACCGTATAGAGGGTTCGCGTTATTATTGGTGTCGATACTTGTCATGTCAGCGTATGGGTTAGCTAAACTAATTGGGTTGAACGGTGTGGTATTATCATCATTAGTTTCTATACCAGTAAATATTTTACTAACTTCTTTTATGAAAAAATAGTTATCATTTTTTAATGTATATTCATGACAACTATTTTGTACACCAGTCAAAAATAAACTTTTAACATCACAACCATTTTCTTTAGCTAAATAAAAAATAATTTCTGAAGGATCTTGATAGGATGTTTCTTCTAATTCTTGGACCCAATAATTACCATCCCAACCGTTTTCATAATAAGTACCAGTATAAAATGAGTTACTACCATATACATCTTGTTTATAATCTTTTATTACACCATTAATTTGTTTAGCTTTTTGAATATCTTCTAAAACATCTGAACACATCTCAACTCTACCTAATGAAATAATTTTTGTTGACATTAGTTCATTACAATAGGTTATACCATTAACGTCATTAGAAAGTGCACTCTCATTTTCTAATAAACATTTTTTACAACCGCCGGTAGAAATACTAGGACCCGCTATTTCATCTAAACAACACCTATTTTTACCATAACTATCGGATCTACCGTAAACGGATCCACGGCCACAAAATTTTTCTTTTTTTACTTCACCACTAGAAGTGAGTTTCTTTTTATATTTATACTTATAAAGATATGCTGTACCAAATACCCAGGCATCAGTAAATATAGTTTTCATAACATTATTTTTTTCTGCCGATTGTAATTTAACACAGCACTTCCAATTGTTTAAAGATTGTAGACAAGAATTAGTTGATTGATTCAATCCAGTTACTCTAAAGCAAAAAGCAGCGGTACCTGATTCAGAAACTTCACAACCGTTATCTAATAAATCCTGTACCGGATTTAAATTACCGTTTGCTACTGCATCAATAATTTTTTGACAGGGACTTTCAGAACATTTACAAGCCGGTTTACCACCGTTACAACCTTCACTATTACAACTAGCCCATGTAGCGCCATTTTCTGGAAGTTCATACCCATCTCCATTGGGTGCACTTTCACAAGGTAAAGTAAAACTAGGTATTAATCCCGCTAAAAAAGAAAATGGACATAATTGGTAACAAAATCTTAATAAGTTTATCGTTTTATTTATTGGTTTCGGTAATTTTATTGAAATGTTTATACACAATTGGAAACATATACTAAAAAAGGCGATAAAAACTGAAAGAATTCCGGCAAAAAATTCAGAAAGTAGTACTAACATAAAATATATGATATTAAAATCGTATATCATATTAGTAAAAGGGAATGGGTTTAAATTTTCAGCACTATCAGTGTTTTTAACACCAATAAAACTAAATCTGTTTGGCCCTTTTTTATATTTTTTTAAAAAATGTGCTATAGTATAAAGTTGTTTCCACTCAAAAAGATGAAATTGTTTATTAAATTTATTAATATCAAGAATATCTGTTGTTATAATTGAATTAGGTGTGACAGTTTTTACGTTATAATCGGTAATGTCTTCACTAAATCTTGAATGATTTATATAAAGTCCTTGTGAAGCGTTTGAATTGTCCGTTACTTTAAAGCCACCAAAATCTTCGCCTAAGTTAGGAAATAACATGTTTCCGGTTTTATATTTACTATTTTCGGATTCAACAAATTTCATGTTAAATCTATACATACCTTTTGTGGGTATACCTACATTTGGGTTATTAGATGGCTCTAACTCACCTATTTCATTTGTAACAACTTGGCCAATATTCATCGGTAATGAAAAGGCAAATACACCGTCTTCATCTATTAACTCATTATTATTTATTGAAAATTTTTCTAGTG